TGCACCCGCTCTGTGGTATAATATGAGTAGAAAGGAGCGTGTACAAGATGAAAATAATTAAACTGCCAGTTGAATACATTCGTTTTCTGAACGAAGAACACCATGTAATATATGGACGTCATGAATACTGGACGTTCTTGAAATCGCATAACGGGTATGGCTGGCGTGTTGGGTACATGCGTCGTAACATCAAAACCGGAGACACAGAAGAGGTGAAAATCGTATGACACTGAAAGACTATCATAAGTTTACTTTGGGCACATCCGACCACTTGACCCGTTGCCGTGTGTTATGGGGCGGGGGTGAAATCATGAACGACTATTTTAGTCGTTTGGGCGATATTGGGCAGAATATTAAAATTCGTTCGGCCCGATACGATGAAAAGCACGATATCTTGACCGCGTATGCATCAGATAAGGGTTTTGTTGAATATCGTAACGCGCTGCGTCACTGGCAGCATCAGGAAGGGAGATATAACAAGTATGACCACAAGAAACAGAAATAAGGCGGCGTTTAAAGTATGCCATATTTACGTTTATCAGAGCAATAAAGGTGCGTGGCGCGCGTCAAGTTGCGTCTATGTAGACCCCCGCCAGATACGCAAGTTCTATGACTGCATCCGCACATGCCTTGCGGGGGCTGCAGATTGTGTGCTAGAGGAAACTCTGGACGGATTTAGAATAGAGGTGTTTCAGTGATGTTGATGGATATATTGTATTTGTTCGGTATTTTTCCGGCTGTATGTTTGGGTTTCGCGGTGTTGATTGCACTTTTTGTTATCTGGTTATTGGGGTTTGAGACGATTAAAATTTTAGAAAGAAGGTTTTTCGATGGCACGAAGCGCTAAACACTTGCCAAAGTATGCGCCGCAGTCGTGGAGCTACTACAGCCCCGACGCAACCGACCCGAACCGGCTTACAAATGCGGAGCTTGTAAAGGTTATCCGCAAGGCGGCAAAAGCCGCAAATCAGCGGTTGCGTGCTCTGGAAAAAAGCGACGTTATCAATACCGCAAAAACTGGCGCGTACAAGTACGCAGAAAGCCAGATGCCCGGGAAAATCAAGCCCCGTTTTAATGAGCGGCCCAAAGAGAGCGCCGACAGGACGACGCTCAAGCATCAGTATTTGCAGCTGCGGGAGTTCATGACAATGAAAAGCAGCACCGTTACAGGTATAAGAGCGATTAAAGATGCACGGTATCAGACCGCCGTGCAGCGTGGTTTCAAGGGCACACAAGAGCAATGGGATATGGCAGTACAAAAGTTTTTCACCAAAGCTGCGGAGAAACTTTTTGATAGTGATAAAATTTACTATGCAATCACGGGAAACGTTTCGGACGTTCTGGAAGATATCATAGCGGCAGACAGGGACGACCAAATGACAAAAGGTCAAGCGTTGCTTGATTATGTTAGGAGAATTACGTAAATGAGAGAATCGCAAGGCGTGCTTGTTAGCGAGTGTTTAGCTGAATATTTGCCGCGCCTTGTGTGCCCGCGAAAAGTCAAGCGTACCAAAGGCCGGAAATACATGTCAAGCTATCTTGACGTAACAGCAGCGTTTGATATTGAGACCACGAACACCGACACAGACGGCTTTGCTTATAGCTGGCAGACCTGTATTGGTGGCGTGGTCATTGTTCCCCGATACTTTGAGGACTGGGCAGAAATGCTTGAAACTCTGGTTAATAAATGGGGAGTCAATGAGAAGAATCGGCTTGTGTTGTACGTGCATAATTTGGGCTATGAGCATCAATACATTATGCAGCTGTTAACGGCCCGCTGGGGGCTGGCAGATAGCTTGTACACGAAAAGCCGCAAGCCCCTTTATTTGCGCTTTGATAATGGCGTTGAGCTTAGGGACAGTTTCAAGCTGTTTCAAAAGAGTCTTGCCAGAGCAACAGAAGGGTGCCCGCATGCTAAACTTGCGGGCGAACTTGATTATACTGTATATCGTACTCCTGATACGCCGCTGACAGATACGGAATTTGCGTACTGCGTCAATGATGTGTTGGGCTTGTATGAAGCAATCGAACGCTTGAAAGCAGAGCACGGCTATAATCAGGCGACAATACCATATACAAATACGGGTATGGTTATTGAAGCAGTGCGCAAAGAAATTATGCCCGACCGGCGATGTATGGCGGCTATCAAAGCGCTGCAGCTTGACCGCGAACAGATGGCGCTTGCGTATCACTGCATGGCGGGCGGCGATACACACGGTACGCGCTGGCGTGCCGGTCGCACCTACGCAAATTGTAACTCTTATGACTTCAAGAGCGCGCACCCGTCACAGCAGCTTTTATGGAAGTTTCCAGCCGGTGCGCCTGTAACGCTGCCTGCTGATTTGCCGGAAGAGGATTTGAAGAAATTTATCAAGGCCGGGTATGGCTGGATTGCAAAGCTATGTATCATCAACCCCCGGTGCAAGCCTGAATGCCCTGACCCCTGTATATCTTTTAGCAAATGCCCCGATGTGTCGGGTCTTGATGAACTGGATAACGGGCGGGTTTTGGGCGCTGATGCTCTTTTCTGGTATTGCGATTCAAACGACTATCAAAGGTTCGTCGATGGGTATACCTATGATAAAATAGTTGCAGCGGAAAGCGTGGCGTTTCGGCTGGACTATCTACCGGATTCTTTCCGCAGGACGATTTACGAAAAGTTTCGTGTAAAAGAATCTGAAAAAGGCAGTCCGGATTATGCCTTTGCAAAAATCTGCGTCAATACCATTTTCGGAGCATGCGCACAGAAAACCGTGCGTGACGAATACGGCTGCGACCCGGACACGTTGGAATGCACGCATAAAAGCTGGATTATGAATCTGCAGAGCAAAGACGATGCCGAAATTCAGAAATCACAAGAAAAGAAATTCCCTTTCTTGTGGGGGCTGTGGACTGCATCATTGTCCCGTCTCAAGCTGTGGGATATGCTGAAACGTGTTGGCTGGGAAAAGGTCATTTATTGGGATACAGATTCTTGCAAGTTTGAGGGAGAAAAGCAGCCCGCTATTGACGACTATAACGCGGTCATTCGTGCGCAATGCGTGCTGCGTGATTGCGTGGTTGAGAAGAAAGACGGCAGCAAAGTCTATATTGGCGTCGCAGAGGACGAGCACCCGAACGACCGGTACGGAATGCAGGCTTTCAGGTTTCTACATGCAAAATGCTATGCTTGCGTCGATGCAGACGGCACGATTGAAAGCACCATTGCGGGAGTGAACAAGAAAGCGGGTGTAAAGGCTCTTGATGGCAGCATTGATAACTTGCGGGATGGTCTGCTGATTTCCCCTGCAGGCGGTCAATGTCTGGCGTACCATGATGAACCGATGCGCCAGAGAACGGACTTTGCAAAACCCACGGTATCCGCGTCGTGGGTCGTCATGACAGACCGCGAATACCGGGTATCGGACGAACGCAGTCTTTTGATAGAATGCGAGATTTCCGTTTGATAGTTTCACAAATTGTTCATAGTTTGTTAACACATTCAAGCCGCATTTGTGGTTTAATAGAGGTGGAAAGAGGAACCGGAAATCCCGCCGGGGCGAACCCCAAAGAAATATAGGCTTGAAATAGTAGCCGGGCAGCGTGAAGGTCTACGGACAGCAGGAAGCGCTGAGACGTTCTAGGCAAACGTTAAGGGAGTACAGCAGGGATTTCAAAAGGAAGAAATAGAAATCCGGTTCCTATTTCTTATAAGAACATACACACCAACAGACAGAAAGGAAAAACAATATGAAACTGAAAGGCTATTACATGGAAGTGGTTGCAAAAACTGAGCTGGGTATCACTGATATCGTCGTTTTTGATGTTAAGACCCGCGCGGAGCTGGTGAAGAGGCTGAACGAAGTGCATCCCGATGTGTGCAGGCTGTACGATTTTGAACGGCATTTGTTCGAGCTGAACATGAAGCCGGGCGATGAATCCGACGCGGTAGCGTTGGCTGAACGGCTGGGAATTTCGTCTGCTTATGAGGTGGTTTGATATGGCAAGTATCACGAAGGTTGAAATCTGGGAAGATATCGCGGGGAACGTTATCGGGCTTGTGTTCGACCCCACGGGCCAGCTGACGAACGCAGTGCAGAATCTGGGAGCGCAGCAGCCGCTGCCCCGTCCCGCGCTGGTAGAAGCAGCACGGCAGGCTTTCCCGTTCGCCCCCACGTATGACCCGCACGCATTCGGTGAAAGGTCTCTTGCTGACCTGTATGTTTACTTACAGGCATACAATCACCACATCGCGGATATCTACCCGGAAGCGCCTACAGCGCTTTATCCGGAACGTGCGACCCCTGCAGGGCTGCAGTTCCTTATCCGCTGGATGTTCTGAAAGGGGGTGAATTTATGCAGGATATTAACAACAAGCTGGCTGCACTGCTCGAAAAACTGACGGATTTTTTTGAAAATTTCGTGGACGAGTTGGCAGAAGTCAAGACGAACCAGACCACCGCAATTTCCCATCTGCAGACCATCGAAGCAAAGCAGGACACCATGATTGAACTGCTGCGCACCATCGCAGCAAACACCGCAAAGTAAGTTGTTCCCCGTGGAACATCACTGACAGACAGAAAAGGAGTAACTACTATGGCATTCGCAAAGAGCAACAATGCATCTTATCAGAAGAAAAACGCAGACGGCCCCCGCGTCACTCTGGCGACGCTGCACAGCCTGCAGGCGGTCGTGCGCAACGTGCAGCAGGTTGCAGATAACTGTTTGACGTTCACTCTGCGGCTGTACGGCATTGACCTGTACAGCATGCGGCTTGTTGAAGGTGCAAAGGGCACGTTCATCACTGCCAGCGCCACAAAGGGCAAGGACGGCAAGTACTACGACAATTTCCGTGTGTACTTTGCCGAAGATGCCGCAAAGGCTGTGGAAGCTGCCGTGCGTAAAGCGTATGACGAAAACACCGCCGAAGTTGAGGTGTAAATCATGAGCAAGCGCAACAAAGATATTGCGCTTGACCTGTATACCGGCGACGGCTGGGTTAATATCCCGGCTGTCGCCGCTTTAGGTTGTTGGTGCAATATAGTCATAGGCAAGAGGCAAGTCGGCAAAACGTTCGGCACATTAAAGTATATGCTTGACGAAAACAAGTATTTTCTGTACATGCGCCGCACCGTGAACGAGCTGCAGGCCGTCGCCGCTGACCCGGACTTGAATCCGTTTAACGCCCTGCAGTCCGTGGGCTATGATATCGGCATTTTGAAAGCGGGCAAAATTTCCTATTCAATCGGTGATATTGAATACACGGACGAAGAGGACAAAGACGGGCGCAAGAAATGGCATATTGGCAACAAACGCGCTGTTGGTATGGCTTTGCCGTCAATTGCAGGCATTCGTGGCTTTAATGGTAACGTTTTTTCAGACCTTGTTTTTGATGAATTTATTCCTGAAAGAATCATTGCAAAACGCAAGGCTGAGGGTGAAGCGCTGTTGAATGCATACGTCACAGTGTGCGGGAACAGAGAGCTTGAAGGAAAGCCGCCTTTGCGCATGTGGCTGCTTGCAAATGCCTTTGACATTTCTAGCCCGATTCTTGAACAGCTGGGATGCACCGACCTTGTGGCGAAAATGTCAAGGAGCGGGAAGGAATGGTGCATGACGGATACGGGCGTTTTCATTGCCATGCCCCACAGCGACCGTATCAGCGACCGCCGCAAGCAAACCGCGCTGATGAAGCATCTTGCGGGCAAAGGTGACTTTTACAAAATGGCAATGGAAAACCAATTCGTGTATAACAATCTTGAAAACGTGCGTCCCCGCAGCCTGAAAGGCATGACGCCGCTTTTCGCTTTTGCTGGATTGTATGCCTATCAGATGGACGAATTGCACTACTACATCTGTGAATCCCCTCACAGTGGCAGGGAACATTATGGAAGCAGCCCGCAGGCTGCAACGCAGCTGCAGGCCGTACACCCGGAACTGCGCCCTATGATATGTCTGGGGCAGGTCGATTTTTCGTCGGTTCCCGCGCTCTTAAAGGTCAAAGCATATCTTGACATAAAAGATTAAAGGGTGTATGATTAAGGAGCGGGGGAGCCGCACAAAAGGAACGCCCCGGAAGGGCGCGCGGCTGGCTTTTCCTTTTCCATGCCCCCGCGTTTCTGAGAGCAGAACACCGCATCCCTATGCGGACGGCTTTCTCCTGCCGGTTCTGCTTTCAGAAACAAGAAAGGGGGTGAATACATGGTAAAGGTATATTACATGAGCGTTGACGGCAATGTCCGCCTGTCTGAGCATTTCAGGCTTTCAGAGTTTCAGTGCAAGGACGGACAGGATTTTGTTGCAGTTGATTCCCGTCTTGTGGAGCTGCTGGAAAACATCCGCAAGGTGTGCGGCGACGCCGTGCACATCAATAGCGGTTTCCGCACTGCAAGCTGGAACAGACAGCAGAAAGGCAGCGCACCCCGCAGCAAGCATCTTTACGGGCTGGCTGCTGATATCTGGGTGGGCCACTACGACAAAAACCGCCAGCCCGTCCGCACAAAGACCCCCGCCGAAGTCGCCGCAATCGCTGAAATCTTTTTAGGGAACAGTGGCGGCGTCGGTATTTATAAGACTTTTACACACGTCGATGTTAGAACCGGCTCGAGCCGGTGGAAAGGATGAATCACATGACTATCAACGATATTTTGGCATTGGGCAAGATGGGATTCACGGCACAGCAGGTGCAGCAGATGCTTTCTTTGGAACGCGCACAGCAGGGCCAGCCCATCACGGCCCCGGCACAGAGCGCAGCCCCTGCTGCCGCTCCTGCAGCACAGCAGCCTGCGACCCCTGACCCTATGGCGGCAATGGCACAGCAGCTTGCAGACCTGACTGCCGCCATCAACGCTAAAAGCGTTCCGACGGCTGGCACGGTGGGAAATCCTGCCCCCGTTACCAGTGTGGAAGATATCATTTTGGGACTTGTGCAGCCTGCAGAAGCACCCGCAAGCCCCGACTTTAACGCCGTAAAGTAACGGCAGAAAGGAGCATCCAATGGCAAAATCCCGTACTAACATGCCTGAGTTGAAAGGCATGAGTGTCTTCCGTCCGACCGATATCTATACCATTGCCAATGCACTGGTGAAGGAAGTTACCGGACAGACTGCGACTATTCAGGCCGTCAACACCGCAAGTTTCATTCAGGTCGGGCAGATGTGTCTTGACCAGAGCATGGAAGGGACTCTGCAGGCGCTTTCTAACATGGTTGCGCGCACGGTCATTTCTAGCCGCTCCTATGCGGGCCGGTTTACCAGCATCGAGACCGACCGGCAGGAATGGGGGCTTTTCGTCCGCGAAATCGCTTTCTTCTCTGGTGATTTCGATGAATCCAAATTCGTCAACACCGCGCAGAATGCCGACATTCTGGTGGACGGTAACAGCGTGGACATGTATAAAATCAAGAAGCGCTATCCGCTTGAGCTTTTCTATGGTGGGCAGAAGGTGCTGAACCAGCGTTACACCACGTTCCGGAACCAGCTCAAGACCGCTTTCACCAATGAGAGCGAGTTCAGCGCGTTCCTTGCTGCCATGACCACCGAAATCGCAAACGATATCGCGCGGTGGAAAACCGCAGAGAACCGGGCACAGGTCATTAACTTCATGGGCGCGCTGTACAACTCCGACCGTGATGAATGCCATGTGAACCTGACCAAAGCTTTCAACGCGGCCCGTGGCACGACCTACACCACAAAAGAACTGCTGACCACCCATCTGCAGGAATTTTTGTCGTTCTTTGTGTCGTGGCTGGAAACCACCAGCAGCCTTATGGAGAACAGTTCTGTGCTGTACCATCAGACCCCCGTGTGCACCGACGACGGCGGCAACACCTTGCATCTGCTGCGCCACACCCCGAAGAGTGAGCAGAAGTTGCTGCTGTATCAGCCCCTTATCAACGACGCGAGAAGCTGGGTCTATCCCGCCATCTTTGGCCCCGGCTATCTGAGTTTCGGCAACTATGAGGGCGTCGATTTCTGGCAGAACATCAACGACAAACCCGCGATTTCCTGCATTCCGTCGCAGTTCGACGTGAACACAGGCAAACAGGTGACGGGTGGTGCGGTCGCTCTGTCCTATGTCGTGGGCCTGCTGTATGACCGCAAGGCCATGGCGACGACCTACTATCAGGATAGCGTGTACACTACCCCGTTCAACATTTCCGGTGAGTACTACAACACGGAACATCACTGGAAGATGAACTACACGCAGAACCCGACGCAGAACGCCGTGCTCATGTTTATGTCCGACGAACCGTAAAGGTTCTATATCAACCCAACAACTGAATGTGTGGGCCGGGTGAAAGCCCGGCCCTTATTTTATAAGAAAGGAGAAATACATGGCAGACCATAATGAAGGTATCGAACACGGCTATCATGCGCATTTGGGCAAGGTCTCGAAACGGCTCAACAGCACAAAGCGCATTGCACTTGCAGACCTGCCGGACGAGTTCCCGTTTTACATGAAGCGGGCCTGCAGCATGGAAGCGCCTGTGTTTTATGTGCGGCTGAACAGTTTGAACATCTCCCCGCAGTACAATTATTGCTATATTGAAGAAACGCATGCCTATTATTGGATTGAAGATATCACCGCTCTGAATGCCAATAATTGGCAATTCTCCTGCACTATCGATGCATTGGCGACCTTTGCAGACGATATCAAGAAAACCAAAGCATATATTGTATACGGACACAACAAATTCGATGCATCCGGCGACGGCTACCGCGTGCAGGACAGCCGCCAGAACGTGGCGCAGCGTCCGCAAGTGGCGAGTGTGGCGCTTGATGTGACGGATGAATGCATTGACAGTACGCAGGGCGCGTTCATCCTGTCGGCAGTTGGCAAAAGTTCCGGTGTTACCACTTATGTCATGAACAAGACTGAGCTTTCTCGCCTGATTGATAGCATCCAGCAGGATATTGACGTTGACTTTGCGCAGATGATTTCTGACGTGCAGACCAAAACAACACAGGTGAACACCGTGGATACCTACCCCCCGGCAGTGATGGAAAAAGGCGGCGTTGTGTCCCGTTTGGGCAGCACGACAGAAACATACAGCGGCGCGGATACTGCCACGGATAAGGCTATCAAGTATCTTGCAAAAAATTTTGTGTACGGCGGCGCGGCTGTGGATTGCATCCGGTCTTGCATCTGGATTCCCATTAAAGCAAGTGTTATTCCGCAGAGCGCACAAAACGTCTTTCTGGGTGACTTTGACACGGGGGTTTCAGGCGGCGTTATGGGGCATTCTCAAATCAAGCGCGAAACCGCAATTCCGATTCCGTGGCCCGTATCGGACTGGAAGCGGCTGAACTGCCAGATGCTTCTGTATGTCCCGTTCATCGGCACAGTGTCTATTCCGGTTGATAAGGTGAACAACGTCGCCGCTTTAACCGTCACATGGTGTTGTTCTTTCCTTGACGGCAATATCAGCGTCAAGGTGGATGCAGGCACTTACACGGTATACGTGGGCAGTGCTAATATTGCTTCTCAATATGCCATCGGTGCAAGCAATATCAGCTTGACCGGCAATCAAGCCGCCGCGACAATCGGCGCTATTGGCATTGGTTTACAGGTGGGCGGTGGAGCACTGAGCAGTGCCGCAAGCTTTCCTATTGATATCGGCCCTATTCACGGAGAGCTGTATAAAAACCCGTCTGCCGGAGCTAAAAGCATGGGTGCCGCAATGCAGTCTTTGGGCGGCGCAGTCATGCAGATGATTCCCCCTGTTGCGCAGTGCGCGGGCAGCATGACCGGAAATGCAACGGCGCTGCAGTCCATGGAAGCGTGCCTGACTCTGCTGTATTACCCGCCCACGGACGACACGAATTTTCAGAGCATGTACGGGCACCCCGTGATGAAAATCGACACTCCTGCTGCTGGATACTGCCAGACGCGCGGCTTTTCTGTCGCTGCACCCATGGCGACCAGCGCAGAGACCGCGTATATTAACGCCGCTATGGACGGCGGTGTGTTCATTGAATAAGGAAGGAAAGGTGATACCATGTATCAGTGCTATCAGGGAACCTACGACGTGCAGGCATGCGGTGGGTTTCGTCCCCCGTCTCTGAGCACGGATGTGCTCAACTACTGGGAGCGGTCGTTTTTCCAGCGTATGCGGGCGCTCTATAAAATCCATGGCCTGCCCGAAGCAGGCCCGGGACAAATCGGCTGGGACTATGACGCGTTTTTGTATCAGCTGTTGCGCATGGGATATGCCGTTGTGTTTAACTCCAAAACATACGGCCTTGTGGTGCAGCCGGGTGCACCTACGGGTTTTGGCCTGCAGTTCCAGCCGCGCGGCATGATGGTGCAAACGCCGTTCTTTCAGTTTGATAGACCGCTTGAAATCGGCACAGAGTGCGCTGTTATCAAGCTGACCCCCGACTATCGCGGAGTCTGGGATATTATTGAAAAATACGCCGTGGAAATGCAGCAGCTGGAAGTGTCTATTCGGCAGGCCGTCGTAAACAGCCGGTTTGCTTATGCTGCCATTGCCAAAGACGACAAAGACCGCCGTACACTGGAAACGATTTTCGAGCAGCTGGAAAACGGCAAACCCGCCATTGTGGTAAACGGGCAGCTGCAGAAGCCTGTCATGAACAAAACCGACGCGCAGTATCAGCTGCCTATCATGCAGTTCGACCGCGATTTGTCGAAAAATTTTATCCTTCCCGACCTGTACGACCTGAGACGCAAGACGCTGCAGGACTTTTATCGGGAACTGGGTATCCGAGTGCAGCCTGATAAAAAGGAGCGGCTTGTAACGAATGAAAGCGCCAGCGCGGACGCTGAAACGTACAACCGCAGGGAAGTCTGGAAAATTTCTCTTGACGAATCGGTGAAAGTGTGCAATGATATGTATGGAACCAATATCAGCATCGAAATCAACGAGCCGCCAGAGCTGAGAGAAGGGGGTGCAGATAATGCCGATGTACTGGGGGAGCATGACGAACCAGAACAGCACGAGCCAAAACAGTGATGCTATCGACCGCGCGTGCAAGCTCCTGTGCGATATCCCGGAAGGACTCTTCCGTGATTTCAAAGTGCCCGTTGGCATGGATAGGGAGCTAGCTATTCACGTCATCATGCGGGAGCACGGGCTTGCACCTCTGTACCGCCCTGACCCCTATTGGATGGTGGACGCTATCCGGTATTGGGTGCAGGAGAGCATGCCCATCTGGGAAAAGCTTTACAGCACTACGCAGCTCAAGTATAACCCCATCTGGAATACTGACGTACAGGAAAGAACAACCGACGTTCGTACCACTGACCGCGACACTACGCAGGACAGAACCGCCATCAATCGCGGCAAGAGTGGGCAGACCGTGGGACAGGTGACGACCGGAGACTATCACGAAACCGGAAGCACGGAACTGCACGACGAAACGGCAGGAACCGGGCATACAGAGACGGAAGGAAAGTCGGTGACTGACGACACCAGCACCACCACGACCGCCAACAAGACAGACGTTGCGGGCACGGACAAAAAGACCACGGAAAGCACGAAGAACCTTGACCAGACTGTGACCCGTGATATCAGCCCTGAAAACGCCCCGGACTACCAGCCCGACGACCAGACGCACACCGTGGCAGAAGAGACCTTTAAGAGCACCGAAAACGGTGAGCATAAAGAAACCACCGACTTTACAGGAACGTCCACCACGGTAGCCAATTCGACCACCGTAACCACTGGCACATCGGACACGGAAACCCACGGACACGAAGACCAGACCACCGGAAGCCAGACAGACGGCACGACCAAAGGCACAGCCAATACAGAGACAAAGGCCCACGATATCCGGCATGAGGATGCTAAAGAGGTGGGCAAGGAAAAGGTAACAGACATGTATAACCATGGCTGGGTTAAGCAGGGTAATATTGGCGTTACTACCACTCAACAGATGATTGATGCAGAGCGTGAAACCGTGCTGTTTGATGTGTATATGGCAATCGCCAACGACTACCATGCAAAGTTCTGTTTGGATGTGTATTAAGGGGGGGCGGTACAGTGGAAACGATTGTCGCAGCCATTATTACAGGTATCGTTACCCTTGCGGGAGTCCTGATTGCTAACGGCAAATCTCAAGCCGTCACGGACGTGAAGATTGAAGAGCTGACCCGGGAAGTCCGCAAACACAATTCCTTTGCTGAGAAAATCCCCGTCATTGAGGAACAAATTAAAGTCGCAAATCGTCGGATTGATGATTTAGAACATACACACCTGAAAGGAGAATAAACTATGAACGACCTTCACATTTCTGCTGGCACTGTTGCACGCACCCTTGTTCTGGTTCTGGCTATCGTCAATCAGATTTTGAGCGCATGCGGCAAAAGCCCCCTGCCCATCGAGTCGGAGACTTTGGAACAGCTGGTAACGGCTGGCTTTACCACCGTCGCCGCCCTGATTGCATGGTGGAAGAACAACTCGTTCACCACCAATGCGCTTAAGGCTGACGCGCTGCTTGCGCAGCTGAATGGCAAACACTAACTGACTGACCCCCGCGCAAGCGGGGGATTTTATGAAAGGAGCCGCACATATGGCAGACGAAACGAAGAACCCCGATATCAGCACCCCGTTCATCTTTCAGACGTCGCCCCCCTATGCTGCACCCGGCGACCACTACCAGTATGACCTGTATTGGCTGGTGAACCAGCTCAAGCAGGCATTGAGCAACACCGAAACGCTGCGGCTGCATGATATCGGACAGGATACCCGCCTTGATGGTCTGGATACCCTGACCGCGCAGCTGAAAGACGCAACCGACCAGCTTTTTGCAAAGCTGAAAGCAGGCGACTTTACAAAAGATACGTTCGTTGAGTGGGTCAATACCAACATGACCGATATCATCTATCAGATGGTGCGGTTTGTGTTCTTTGGCCTTGACGATGACGGGCACTTTGTCGCCTATATCCCCGCAAGCTGGGAGTTCCTGCATTTTGATACCCTGCTTGACCCCGATAAACCCGGGTATGGGCATTTGGTCGTTTACTACTGAGAAAGGAGCATTTATTATGGCAAACTGTAACTGCAATGATTTCCCGATTTCCTGCGCACCCCACGCACCGGGTGGCGACTGCTGCCATCCGCACGGATGCCCCCCGCATCCGCACCCGTGCCCCCCGCCCCCGTTCAAAGGCGGCACATCTATGTACATCGGTGCGCGGTATGTCCCGATTTTTGCCGACCCCGTGGAATGGGACGATGAGCGGGAGTATGAGCCGTTGACTATCGTCATCCATAACGGCGACTGCTACACGTCGAAGTGCTATGTGCCGAAGGGCGCACAGCTGCCCCCGTATCCGGAAGGACAGACAAAGTATTGGGTCAAGACGTCCGATTATAACTACCAGCTCGCAGACCTGAAAAAGACCGTCACCGACCTTTCCCGGCTGGTTGAGCAGTTCCAGAAGGACAACGAGCGTTTTACTGAGTTGATTAACGGCTGGAACACGAAGGTTGAGCAGTGGGAAAAGGATATGACGGCATGGGGCGAGCGTCTGGATACTGTTGAATCCAACGTTGCCGACCTGACCGCCAGTCTGAACGCTGAAATCGACCGCGCAAAGGCCGCAGAGCAGGCAAACGCCGCTGCCATCGCGCAGGAGACCGCAGACCGCAAGCAGGCTATTTCTGAGCTTGACGCGGCATATAAGGCGGCAGACGCCGCCGAAGCACAGGCCCGCGCAGAAGCAGATACCGCGCTGAGTAATCGTATCACGTCCAACAAAACGGACATTGATGCTATCAAGGCCGAGCAGGCCATCCAGAACACCAATATCAGCAACAACGCAAAAAACATTTCGGACAACTCTGCAGAAATCGCAAAGCACGCAAAACGCCTGACCGACCTCGAAAGCAACGCATCGGACTGGGATGATGTTTTCCCGAACACGACCATTGCGCAGGAGATGAAAAAGGAACAGGCAGCACGCGCCAACGCTGATACCGCCCTGAACGGGCGCTGCGATACCATCGCGGCAGACGTGGAAGAGGTGCGGGATATCGCGAACCATAAAGTAGACCAGACTACTTTTAACGCAGCGGACGCACTGAACGTGAAGTACACTTCAGCAGCAAAAAACCAAATCAGTTCTGAAACCATAGAGCTTACTACTCGTAAAACTACACGGGAATCTGTGGTATTAGGAAACGTTCAGGGCACACGGAATTTGGTTAACTTTATCAATCTGTCCCCCTTTGCATACAAAACCGAAGTGGATACCGCACAGACCACCGCTGATAAGGCAAATACCAATATCGGCAACTGGGAGACCGACCACCCGGGCCAGACCATCAGCCAGTGCGCAACCAGCGTGGAAAACGAAATCGCGGCCGTTGACGCCAAAGCGGACGCGAACGCCGCGAATATCGGCAATTGGCACACAGAGCATCCCGGTAAGACGATTTCGCAGGCGATTTCTAACACCGTGTATCAGACAGAAGGAATTTATGTCGGTAGCCCTACCAGATGGAATGCCTCTGTTCCCGCCGAAGGTGCAACTTATACCGTCGATTTGTCTCTCCTGCCGGGCGTCGCCTCTCCCTCTCCTGACCCCATCAAATCCCGTGAACTGATCGCGCCCTACGAGATTACCGTATATTATACGGACACCGCAACCGCAGACCTACTGTTCGGTGGCCCTGTTACCGGTTCTAGTAGCGACGGCCTGATTATCACCGTTGACACCTCTCAGGCTGCAGCCCCTACCCACGCATATGTTCCGGTATTGACCATTCAGCGCGGCGCTATCAAGATTAACCGCTGATAGCATAAAGAAAGGACTCCCGAAAAACGGGAGTCCTTTCTCTTGTTATTAAAATACCTCTTCCGGCCTGATGCACGCGCATCTGTCCCATCCTTTATTAAGTTCTCCCATATATAAGCCGTACGTATTTGTATATCCGTCAAAGAATAGAGAAAACCAGCATCCGTTTTCTTCCATCTTGTCAATCCGGTTATCCACCATTCTTTTAATGATTTTTGCATATTCTTCACGTTTCATGGTGCATGCTCCTTACTTGTAAGTGTGTTTCTTTCTACTCATATTATACCACAGAGCGGGTGCACATGTGTTAACAAATTATGAACATTTTGCATCACTGCTTTACTGTAGTGAAGTATTGGAACCGATTTTGCACGTTCGGCATTGTGCACAAAAATGAGTGAAATATTGGGGGAAATTTCGGCGCGCTTTAGCACTTTAAAGCAGTAAATATTTTAACTTT